TTGCGGTAGAGCAGGGTATCGCCTATACGTACTGTGTCATTCGGCAATATCTGCCAAAAGACCGCTATCGGTGCGGAGATAAGAACCGTGTCAAGTTTGACAACCGTCTGTATCTTCGTCTCGGTACGGATTTCTGCCGGCAAAGGCTCGTGCGGACAGAACCAAACCGCCACACAAGCGATTGCCAGCAATACAACTAATAGCCAGGGTAGTTTTTTCATGACCTCAACAAATAATGATTTACAACCACGCCTGCACATATTGCGACAGCTCCACACAGCAAGTCTGCTTTGTTCCACTTGCCGTTATAGTAGTGGCAACGGTCGCTGTTCTCCTTGATGAAGAGCATCAGCAATGCTGTGCTGCCACCGAATACTATGGCGGTGGATAGATAGACCACCGCACCTAAGATGTTATTTCTCATATCTTATCCCAGTTTTGTTTTAACCAGTTTATTTCTTCTTCGGTAAAGCTGCGGTCGGCGACTATGATGGCGCCGTGAGCTACACGCATTTTTTCTTTAACTAAATTTAAATTCGTATCTAAAATGCCCGCTCCGATTAAAAGGAAATCTACATCGTCAACATTTCCCACAATAATATCTTGACCGTTGTATTTATTTTTAGTTTGATAACTAATAGAGCGTTCCTTAATGGGGTTATATATCACAGATGTACGTCCAAAAGATATTGTTCTAAGGTTATCTGATGTATCGTAAATATCTTTTTCAAAAGTGAAAGCGCCATTAATTGCAGGATAATCTCTTTTAGCAATAAATGCCCAATCTGCTATATCAGAATTATCTAAAATAGCCCTCTCCGCCATCACTGTGTAATCCGTTAATATCGGGAAGCCGTAGCACACTGCGTGCATCTTGCCATCGTAGCAAAGCTGGTCGGGGTAGTCGGGGATTTGGGTGATGGTAAAAACACTTGTGCCTGGAGTTGTTAATTTATAACCAACTTGATACGCAGCACTACCCTTAATAGATGTAGGTAATTCATTTTCACCCTCGACAATATTAATCTCCTTTCTACCATTTTCAGCTGCATATTGATACGTAAGAACATTATCTCCTAATCCTATTACCTTTATCTTATATGAAGGGATTTCGATTGTGTCATATTGAACAAATAGATAATTAGATGTATTAGGAGTAACTTTAACAACATCAGGTTTTACCTCTGTTTGAACTGAACTTTTTCTCCATGATGTAAAATCAACCTTATAAAGCCCCATCCCGCTATTCAGCTTACCCTTACCACCATACAAATAGGCGTGGTTGCCGTTGCCGCTAAGGTCTTTTAGAATAGAAGTGGGTAACTGGGTGATGGTGATATTTGTATCCTGAAAAACATTTTTACAAACAAAGCTAAGAGATTTGTTTTCTTCCTGAGTAAAAGAAAATGTATTAACTCCATTTACAATAGGAAACTCTTGAGTACCATGTTTAATAATAATAGAGATATTATCTGTAATTCTGCTAACTTGTAATTTAACTTGTCCTTCTTCATTAAATAAATAATTAGGTTTCCACATTATTACGTGGTTACTTACTTTATTAAAAGATATAGAAAAAGAAGATGAACGAATAGTAAGTCCAACATAGTTTTTATCAGCTGTTCTCCACGTTGTAAAGTCAGTAATATAACTCTCTATCACATCGAAATTCGTCATACCCTGCTTCTTCGGGTCATACCAAGCCTTGATGTGCTCTTTCATACCAGCGGGCCATGAAAGACCGCCACCGCCCGAAGCGGACGGGAAACCGACAGACGGTATACCAATAGTAGGAATACCGATTGTCGGGATACTGATGTTGGGGATAGTGATTGGGTTCATAGGCTATCCCTCTTTAATCATTTTGGCTTCCAATACTTCGGTAGCGCTCTTGATTGTGACGTTTATGCCATTCGCTATCCCTGCGATGCGGAAAATCGTATTGGACGCACCGTTATATTGGGATGCGTTGGGATAAAGCGGAACTGGGTCCAAATCATCAATTCCTGCGAAAGCGGTTACATATCCGCCCTTGTTCTTTATCTGTATGGTAACGGGATTACCGTCACTGACAAACGTTGCGTAATACGCTGTTTTGCCTTCTTCTTTTTGAAATGATAAAACTTCTGCTGCCATGATGTTTACTTTTTAGAGTTATTCAAATAGTTTACAATTCCCTGCACATGCAAGTCCACTATTGCCCGTTTTCCCTCTTCCGATAATAAGAAGCCAACATCTTCCTTATTGTCTTGGAATAGGTTCTCTGTAAGGACTGCCGGGCACTTCGTGTGCTTCAAGATGTAGAACCCGCTTTCCTTATCAGGGTCGCCATCCGTCATATCCTTGCGTATCTTCATACCCGGCAAAAGTCGTTCGGCTGCCACATATAAGCTATCAGCTAATTTATCGGCTTTCGTCTGACCTGTCGAAGTCCACGCTTCCCAACCACGTGCCTGCATCCATTCAGAGCCGCTTCCCGCTGCATTACAGTGGATAGATACGAGGATTGTGTCACTTGCCTTGTATTCGTTCGCCCTACGGCAACGCTCCGATAAGGGAACGTCTATTTCCTCTTTGACGATACGTTCTGCGTCAACGCCTTGTTTGCGCAATTCGGCTTCCAAACGTGTGGCAATCTCACGGGCATACGCATACTCTTTCAATCTTCCATCCGGTGAACACTTGCCCGGAGTGTTACTTCCGTGTCCGTTGTCAATCAATACTTTCATTCTGCACGTCCTCCTTGAAATATTTGTCATAAACTAAACGAGCCACCCATCCGGCAACAACACCGACACCGAATGATACGACAGTAGTCAAGTTCACCCAAAACGGTGTGTAGTGCATGTACAGCATAACTCCCACGATGATAGCGATAACAATCGCTGCGATAATCAGTTTCTTTTTCATTTTGTTACTCCTTATCTTTAGTTATTATTTCACTCATATCTTCTTTCTCGACATCGAGCACTTTCTTTCCGAACAATCCCAACGCTTTCAGCAAGTTAAAATTATATCCCTTTGGCTTCAAGATATTGCTTATGATAGAGCAGAACTCTATGAAGCAGACAAACAAGCATGAATACACATCAATATTCCATTTATTGCCGGAAGCAATATTTATCATCACCACCATACAAACAAAGGCAAAGTATGTCACCATTTTACCCATAGTACGGCGCACAGCACTTGAAAACCGAAATTCTTCACCCAATAGCAGGCATTTCCTTATCCCGAACATCAAATCGCATACAACGACTGAAAATGTTACTATCAGCCACGGTATCATGTGTTCCAATGACTGTGCAATAAAACTGCTTGCTATTACCGAGAAACCACCCGGTATGCTTTGGGTAATAATGTTATTCTTCATCTTATCGTTATTTGTCAATTATTCCTATCTTTGTGTCTCTTATCAAATAAGCGAACTACTGTCATTCCGTTTTGCTCGTGAGAGTAGGACGGGATTTTTATATCTTGCCGTAGTATCTGAACCATGCACCCCATTTGCGTTCTTTCAAATAGTTCGGATTGTCCTGGTTGAGTTTGGCTTCCATTTCAAATGCGCCCGCTCGATAGGCGTTGGCGTTTACCTTACCGCTGCCTATTATGTTGTCTGTAAACAGGTGGTATACGAAGCTCACAAACCATTCTGCCAAATAAAGAATGTAGTAGAATATCGGGACAAGTAACAACCAGCATGCACTGACATGGAACGCCAGCAATACAGACGGGATAGCCGCTATCTCCATGCACTCGAAGAACTGTTTCTGATGTGTACGTTCATGGCGTATGGTTGTTTCGGACAACTCTTTCAACTTCGTAAGGATGAAGCCGAAGAGCATGATTGTTGTGTAGCCGCCAAAGAGGATAAGTTTCGCAAACCAGTTTTCATAAAATACTTTTACTCTCATAATCAAAAAAGTCAACACTTTGTTATTTTATTAATATTGTTGTTTTACGCATTCATTACAATGCAAACTATATTACAAGTTATTGGAACTGTGGCATCATAAATATCAAACATACTATCGCCATTACTACATATATTATCAACATAAGAAGTAACAAGGTTTCGTTTATTTTCCATATATTGAAGTAAACATCTTAAATCTGCATTACCTTCGTTATAGTAAGCAATACTTTGATTGTTTACATTATTATAAGAATACCATTCAATATGTTGTGCAGGTATTTTAGTTTGTATATCATCACGATACAATACTGTCTCGGAACTATCACTAAGATTGACAATTAAAATTCTTCTTTCATTCGAACCATCAGAAATATCTACAAAATCATTAGCAATAGTAATGTTATTAAGAAGCTGTTTAATATCAAATTCTTTGCCAGCAATAAGAGTACTACCAATAAAAACACCTGCGTTATCTCGACCTACCTTAAGCCCCCCCCCATTAATATCTTTCGTATCTTTATCCATATCATTATATTTTAAATATTAATAGATTGTTTTCATGATTTTATTCTTAAAACTATAATTGGATAACTTCTATAACTTCGCATTACAATATCTCCAGCATTGAAATGAGAATTCTTTTCTGCATGAATTACTTCATATTGTTCTTCATTATAATAATAACTATTTGTATAGTAGTCACAAACTATATTATCTTTTGTAATTAACTCCATATTGTTATCAACCGTCATTACATCAAAGAATTTTACAGTTTTTGCAGGAGTTTCAATTGTAAAACAAAACTCTTTATCAATGTCACTCATCCAATCTCGAAATACATCAAATGACTTGGTATTATCTGTTTCATTGCATACTACTATACAAGGCCCAGTATTACTATCATCAAAGAAAGCGTCACCAATATAGACGTCATATCCCCCCCCCCCAAGATTTCAGTATTACCAACAAATAATCCTGCATTATTAGAACCAACTTTTAAATTACTATTCATATTGTTATATTTTTTATTCAGTTACAGCATACATTGTAGAATTATCTTTAGTAGGAATACTATTGAATTCAGATTTAGTTTTCTTGGTGAGGGTGGTGAGGTTGTCGGAAGCAACAAGGTCTTTAATAATTACTTCTTTAGAAACGTCTGTGACATCAATTTTACAATGTCTACAATAATCTAAATATGTAAATATGAAACTAAGCAAATATCTATTATTCTCACTACTACTAACATAAGCAAATACACTACCCATCTCTATACAATTAGAGGTTAAATTAAAAAGATGGAAATGATATTTAGCATGACTATTTACAATATCAATTACTGCATTTTTAAAGCTGTTAATACTACCAAATAGCCTATTAATTCTATTTTCCGCCTCTGTTCCTTGTGCATTAATATTATTAATTAGGTCATTTCCGTCTACATCAATAACTTTGCCATAACCGATATTATCCACATACTTCTTCGTTGCAGGCTGGTAATCGCCCGTAGGGGTGAATGATGAAGTGTTGGTCTTGGTGAGGACGTCGTCCGTAAATGCAAACTCTTTCCAATTAGTCCTAACGCCATGTTGATTACCACCACCTCTTGCAAACCATCTATTAGTTAGATAAGAGCCATAGATTTGATTAGAATGACCATAATTGGCGTTTGCGAAAATCAATGCTCCATTCTCATTAATAGGATAATTATTTTCAGGTGATGTGTGATCAGTAGGGCTTTTCTGCGTAGCAAACCCCGCTCCATTTATATCGTTTAAATTCTCTGATGTAAGATTTAAATGCTCGGGAACTTCCGCCCACCCCCCATTCTTACGACCGTATGCCTTTCCATCAGTTGGCGCTTCGTCTATGCCGCCTATCTTACCCTGGCTTACCCATTCACCGTTCACCCATGCGTAGTAATCATAAGGGGCTTCCGTGCCTACAGCCATGAACCCGTCAACTGCCGAACCATCGGGAACAGCGGATTTCAAGGCTTCAAGGGTGGCGTATTCGCCAGCCACACGAAAAGAGCTTCCCGGTTCGCCTTGTATACCTGGCTCGCCTTTTTCTCCTTTCAAAAATTCTAAAGGATAATTGACCACAGAAGCTTCACTGTTGCTTCCTGAAGGTTTAAATGCAGGCAATGACGTTACATCATCCGCTTTGTCCGCATTCGGTACTTCATTAACCCCTATGGAGTTAGCCATAAGACGGGCAACTATTTCTTGATAATCCTGTTCTGTCCAAGCCATAATTATTCCTGTTTATCGGTTACTTCTTCCGGTTGATTGTTGATAGCACGATTGAGCGCGTCAATGAAGAAAGGTTTGCAAAAAGCATTTGCATGCTCTTGTATCAAGGATACTTCTTCATCGGTATACTCTGTCTCTTCATTGGAGTTGTATATCTTCAAAGCGAGTGCATGCGATGCGATACCGTTACCGTTCCGGTATAATACATTCGCAAAATTCTCTCTACAATCTATATTTTCACAATGCTTACGGGTAATGTCCGTAGCAATCAGTAATTGTTTAAAATTTATCTTTTTCATAACTTTTGCGTTTATTAATTTGCTGGATACGATTTGGTCCTAATATTGTCTTTATAGAAGAAAAGGCCCGCTCTAGGCTCTAAATTGCAGAAATAATTATGTCCTCCCATATTTACCGATATTGATATGTTTCCACCCGATAAACTTACGTCAGAAATTTCTTCGTCTCCATGATATGTATGCAACCTAATTTTGGGATAGTAATTATTCGAACCTCCCCATTCTTCAACCATAAAATTAATACCTCCCACTTCCTTACCGTTTTGATTATACATCCGAATAGAATTAGTATTTGGGTCTATTTCTATTTTTGTGCCTGACGAAGCAGTTGATATTTTGCCAACAATGCTAACATTCCCATTTTCGTCTATCACCAAAGAGTTGTTAGGAGTTCTTACATTTTTAAACACCCCGCTGTTTGCATTTATCTCTCCTTCAAAATATCCACCAATAGCCTTTATTGTCCCGTCTGCCTGAATAGACACATTCCCGTTGGCGGATATATCTCCGGTAAAGTATATGTTTTTGGAAACCACGGAAATGTTATCAAGTGCCACATTGATTTCAGAACCTAATCCGTCCTTTTTGACATATAATTTAAGTTCCTCAGTAACTCCATTGATATCCAGTCCCAACTGCGTTACATCTTCCTCTATTTTTGTAACAGACAATTTGAGGTTTTCCGCTGTCTGCTCAATCTGCGAGAACCTTTGATTGTTGCTTTCCGAGAGTTCCTTTACTTCCAACCTGATACTTTCCGCTGTCTGCTCTATTTCGGAACTCAATTTTGTATATAAATCCTCGAATGCGTTTTCGGTAAGAGCCAGCGAGTGTATGTATATATCCCCCGTAAACTTTAACTCGAAGTCGCCCGTTCCGTCCCATGTGCCGGAATACTCCTTCATTGCGTATTCCTCACCTGGTTCAAGACGTTCGGTGAAATGCAGGTTCTGACCGGGAAATCCTATTGTCAGCGTTCCGGCTGTAGCTACCCTGTACCGGAAAGAGATAAAGAACTTTCCCGGTTCTTCCCCTTCCTCATAGGTAGGCTTATTGGCTAAGTCCGCATTTGGCTGTTTAATTCCGGAAGAAAGGATACGAAGCACGTTTCTATCCCCGTCTCTGATAATGGCAGCCATAGCGTCCTTACGGGAATAGAACTCCCCATTCACTAATAAGAACTTTCCGTTCACAGTAAAGAAACGAACATCGTTCTTTGTCTCCCAACCGTTCGTATTGCTTGCAAATGATGCGTTATACAGATAATTATCCTTTGCCTGCACCTCGTCAAGCACTTTGGAGATTTCAGAGTAAATCAAATCTTCCAATATCTTGAACTGGGTCATAATGTTTATTCCCGTTTTCAAGATAAAGTCTCCCATGAACTTGTTGCCTTGCGGACTGATAACCGTCACTTCCTTGCCTGCTAAAGAATAGGAATCTATCCCGGCATACTGATGGATACTCGGTGCATCATCGCCATACACAGACAAGGTGATTGCGTTCTGACGCTTCTTGTCTGTTCTGTTTCCGAGCTGTACAAGGCTATCGCCTTCCTGTGGTATGTCGCTGTTTGCATCACAGTCCGTCTTGCTAAGGTCTATGTAATCCTCACCAACGCCGACACATAAGCGCCAATAGTAACGGTTGGATACATTCTCGTAGATACCCGGCTTGATATTGAAGTCTTGAAAACGTATCTGGTCGCCTTCCTTGAACGGGTTCTCGATAGCCGTCTCCCCATCATCAACCAGCAGATAGCACCGCCAAAAATCCTCGTGTTCCTCAACCTTTCCGCATTTCATTCCGGCAGCGGTGAACATGTAGTTCCCGCCTGCATAAGAGAGTTTCTTTATCTCCAGTTCGGAGAACATCGCTTTGATACGCACAAAGAGTTCGTCCACTTCAATGTAGGATTTACCCGTCTTGCTGTCTACTTTAATAACAAAGCCTTCACCGAGAGCACCGGAAGAAAAGTTCATGGACTGGATGTAGTCTGAAAATAATCCGCCTAAGAACTTTATTAAATAGCTGGTTTGGTCAGGTTTGGTTTTATTCAAAAACAGCTTTTCTCCAAAGGCTTTAATGATTGATTCCACTTGTTGGGTAGTTAATCCTCCACCGCCTTGCCCGCCTACAATTGAGTCTATCTGATTCTGTATCTTTTCTAAAGTTCCTACCGCTTTGTCATTGCGAAGGGTAATATCATACGTTGGGATGAGAGCGTCTCCTTCCTTTATTGTAAGGCTGTCAATAATAATGCTCCCGTTGATGTTTAAGTCTTCATCCTCGAATAACATTAAATCACCTTCCTTTATACTGTCATGCAGTTCCGGGTGACGCGCCATAAATATTTCGTCTACTTTAGGCTCGTAAGTATATCTTACATAATCATTTTTTGCAAGATATTCTTTGGAAGCTGTTAGCAATCTTTGGGAAGCGGCTTTTATATACACATCCGGCATATCAATGCCCAAAAGCACAAATTTATCTCCGGCTTTGATAGTAAAATCCTTATATGGGAAATAAAGATTCAGCCCTTCATCATAGACTCTGTTGCATGTCAAGACCCACATGTCACCTTGTTTTACGGGCTTGTCTGCATCTCCAAGTATTTCAAATTCACGCCCACCACACATTCCGCTTTTCATGGATATGGTGGCGGTTTCCCCTGTTAGATAATCGTTTATGTCAAATCCAATGTCTTTGAGATATATTTTGAACGGTGGGATGGTTTCCCCTTCTTCAAAGTAACCATCATCCGCGATTGGCGTATTATCCTTATTCACTGAATCGGAAGCGATTTCATCCAACGCTCCGGTAGCATTTACGATTATTCCCGCGTCTTTCAACTGCTGTGCTGTCATTCCTTCCATAGACGGATATATTTCCGGTAAAGAAGTATCGCTCCCGTCAAAGAAAACCGAACCTTCCCGAACTCCGATAATATCTATGTTTTTACTATCAAGGTATGGGTCAAGTGTCTTTTCCGGAAAATCAGGAAGCATCAAGTTTTTAACAGCCATATTATTGGGTACTAATGCTCCAGAAGGTCTTTTGTACTTTCTTGGAACATTGTCCGTCTCAATACCTTTTTCTATCCGCATCTTTGCGCCTATGCGGACGTTGTCCTTGTCGGCTTCACTATTCAACAAAACGTAGCATTTCCCAAGAAAGCTGCCTCTTCTCATTTTATAGGGACTCCCATTGATTGTCACATCATACAATGCTGTGTCGGATAGGAATTTCATGTAAAAAGGAAGCGTCACAACAGCACCGCCTATCAAATGTGTATTAGGGTCATATCCGTAAGATACATCCTCGATGGGAGCTTCGACAATAGGACTTCCATATGTTGTATAATAGTTGTACGGTAAGTTTTTGGTACCACCATATGCTCTTAGGCGGGTAATTATCTTCTGTGACGAGTCCGCGGTTTTTTGTATGGAGTACAGCCCTTTTCCCTTTCCATACCCGAACATGTTTCCTACTGCAATTCCGGCAGTGCCTATTGTTATCGTTCGCCCCCTTATGATAAAGTTTGCCTTAAACTCGCTATTTACCAAAGCGAGTGCGTCCCAAACGTTTATACTGCTTATTGATATGGATTTGTTAGCCTCATTAACATATTCGGGATGTACTGTAACCGTCCATTTTTGCTCTCCTTTATAGATACGGTCAAGGTTCACCTGTATTCTTTCTGCGAGAGCATTTATGCTTTCAGCGTAAAAACTGAATGTAGGTAGGGAAGAGTAGTGAATTAAGTTATCCTCTTTTACATAGTCCAGGAATTCGCATCTTGTCAGTTCATCTGCAAGAGAGTTGAAAACTACGTTCTCATATTTGAAAGCCTCTCCGTATGTATTTTTGGAGGCTTGCTTCAATTCAGTAGGGTCGTAGTTTATTTCAAATCTTTCTCCGCGATATATCAGATAGTCCCCGACTGTAAAATCAATCGGAGTGGGGGACGTAACGGTAATGTTAACGGAACAAGCTCCCATGAACTCCCCGTTATACTCTAACTTGTTAGCGACACATCGTTGCGTCTGCCCGTCTTTGCTGTATATTATAAACCGTCCCATTATGCCGTAAGAATAATTTGTGTTTTAGGGTCGGTTACCCGAAATGTAATGTTGAAAGTTACGACATCTCCCTCATCCGTCTTGCGGACAAAAAGGTCGGGTTTTATAGATTTAAAATAAACCCCCTGCCTGCCTATTTGGGTATAGGTGTCATAAACCTTTAACTCTGTTCCGTAACCGTCTTTTCCTATCAGATAGTCCAGGAAGGCGACAATCTTTTCATTGGCTGTTCCCATATCACCTTTATAGGCAAACTCTACTTCTATATCATAGGCTTGCACGTAGAGTTCTTCGGGGAAAAAGGTGTCTTCTCCGTCTTGGTCTATCCAGTCCCTTTTGGGCAAATCCTTAATATCTCCATATACAGTAAAAGGGAAGTCCTTGCACACAATCCCCCATTGGGATTTGGTGTCAATAACAGGACTCCCCAGCTTACTTTTCTGAAAATAGATACTGTAAGGCTTTGCCATGTGTTATTTTGAGTTTGTGTTGTAAAAACAAAAAGAGCCAATCAACGGCATGCCCGTTAATCAGCTCTTTGGCTTGTTATATCAATACTGCAAATATATGGTGTATTTTCTAAATAATCAAGTAAAAGGTTAGAAAATTGATATAGTTATCCGGCTTACATTATATTTGCAATGAATACTACCTTTCGGGTGACACGATTTTCATGTAGGGGTTCTTTACACGCTTCTCTTTGAGCTTCCTTTCAAGTTTTTCCATCCTTTCGTACATCAGTTCAATATCTTCGGATAAGTGCAATAATTGAAGTTTGAGGAGCTTGTTCTCTTTCTGCAAGTTATATATCTTTTCTTCCATGATGAATATTTGTTTTAGTCGTTATTTCTGCCATCTGCCCGCCAGCCGTATTACTGACGGGGTATCATAACGTGAACGTTGGTCGAAACCTCAACGTGCATCTATGCTAACATGTGGCAATATTTTCTTATTAAGGCTTCTAAGGTCGAAATCTGCCTTAGAGGCGCTCGGGGTTGTATTTTGATATAGACATAGGGCAAGAAGCGCCATTATTTCCAGCTTCTCCTGCTGTATATCGAGTATTACTTCATCCAGTAGCTTTCTTAATTCTTCCATTTTCGTTTTGGATATAGTTGTGGCTGTCGGGCATTGGAACCGACTGCCGGATGATTAAAATAGCGTGATTAGTATTTTTTCATGCAGCTAACGAATAAGGCTATGATAGATATAAAGACGCCTACAATGGCAAGTATTAAATTCCAATTGATAGGATTGTGTAAGTTGGGGTTAACGGCAAGATAGTGCTTGCCCTCTTCGGTGAGTTTGACACTCCATACATAACCGCCAACCACATAATTGGCTTTCACCAATCCTTTCCTCTCAATGGAACGGATGGAAGCAGTAAATACATGCTTCGGGTATGTTGCCGGGCATTCTCCGCCAAACTCTGCAACAATCCGAAATGCTTGTTTCTCTTCCTTTGACAACCTTATCCGTTCCATAACCTACTCGTTTTCTGCAAATTTACTAAATACTACGCAAATATGTGTTGTTGTGCTATACTATTTTATAGGCGAAATCTTTCTGTCAGAAGGCTTTCCGCCAAATAGATGGTTGATGTAGGCAAGACCTTTTGGTTTGCAAAACACCTTTTGGCATAATATGTCTGGGTGGTTGTCTCTGCGTATTGGCGGCAACAGCGTCATTTCAAAGTAGCCTGCGTCAATATACTTTTGTTTCGGTTCGTTCCTGTCTTTGAAGAATATGCCCGCATCCCTTAGCTTCCCGAAAAGGGTGTTTCTTCCGTAGCCGAGATTGAGTATCTTTGCGGCTTGACCTATGTCTACTTTGCCTTCTGCTTTGAAGGCGGCTTCGGCAAACTCGGCTTTGGGTTGGAGTTTGGCGTTCTTTTCTTCAAGCTGCTTTAGCCGCTCTTCTTTTCTTTTGATTGTTTCCTGTGCCACTATGAGTGCACGTGCCATGATTTCTTCGGGAGTGTCGTCCTGTTTAGTTGCGATGTAGCCGCCGGTTTCCAATACAGTAGGAATTACTTCATCGAAAATCCAACTTTCCACTTCTTCTGCTTGTGGAAGTTCTGAACTTGCTACCAGACGAATTATATTGCCTTTGGTTATAAACTTAACCTTTTGAATCCCTCCGTTTGTAGGGGTGTCCATTTCGTTCACCCCTGCTGATTTACAGTGGTCTCTGACTGCTTTTTGCGGATTGGCGTACCCTAAACATTTAGCTACATCTGTTGCAGCGAACATAACTTGACCGTTTATCACAACGGTACGTACTTTCCCGAAGATGGGCGATTGAAAAAGTTTTAATTCATTCATGACTGTTAGCATTTAAGTCATTGTAGGCAATAAAAAAAGCGATTGCCATATACGCTGCTAACAGTCCAACACACTTTGTCCCGAAGAACAAAATAATGACTACGTATAGGCAACCGCCAATATTCTAAAATATGAGCATAAAAAATGCCCAATGAAATTGAGCAATTGACCGATGCTCTACGAGACAATAAAGTTTGTCGAACTGTTAGCGCAGCAAAGATAGATATAATCTTTGAAAACGCAAACTTATAATCATAAAATCAATTACTTTCGTTTATTTTCTAAGTTATTGTGCGAATATATAGAAAATATGCTTATTTCCGTGATTTAATATATTATAAAAAGCATAAATATGTTCCATAACATATAAAAAACGTTGTAATAAAAAGTAAATAATATAGCGTTCAATCAAAGTGAAACCATTAACTTTGCCGCATATTAATTAACAAAAGTATATATATGAAAAAGATTTTATTATTAATGGTAATCGTATTGCCGATGTCGATGTATTCACAAGATGTGGATAATCAATCTTCAAAAGAGAAAACCAAAATGGAGCAATTTATATCTGACACAGGCATGTCAATTAAACTTATTGATACAGTAGTGGATGGGCTGACAGGTAATTACATGTTTACATCCTACAAATCTGAGAATTGCGTCAGAGAAGTTGTAAAAGGAAATGAGTCGAAGTATTTTTACAGAATAGAACGCAAAGCTAAAGATGGAGATGGGGGATGTGCTTTTATAGAATATGAAGATTTGAAGGAAATAATAAACGCTATTAAGTCTATGAGGAATGATATTAAAACTGATGTTTTAAAAGAATCAGACTATTTGGAGAATAAATTCATGACCGATGATTATTTCGTAGTAGGATATTATGTTAGAAAGAAAAAGGTGACATGGTTTATTAGATTGGAGAAGTATGGTTCTAATAAGTATTTGTATTTTAACGACAAGGGGGAAGACGGAGGCGATTATATCCTTAGTAATTTTGAAAAAGCGTGTTCTGTTATTGAAGGGATGATTAATAAATAAGACAAAGTAACGAGTCTCTTCCTTCATAATTAATAATACATAAATCATGAAAAAAATATTGTTTATGACGGCTTGGGTGGCCTTATACCTAATTTCGTTTACTTCATGTTCCTCTGATAATAAGGAAGAAGGACGGAAGGAATCTGAATCTTTTAATTTAGTTGGAGTATGGAAAAGCGGTGATTATTTTATTTCTTTTTCAGATGAAGGGTTTTATACGGCTTATTTAAGTGATAAATTTATAGATTCTGGGAATTATGAAGTGAATCAAAGAGATAAAAAGGTTACTTGCAAAAATACATATACCAACAAGAGTACAAAATATGACATTGTCAATTGTACGAGTAACGGCCTTATTTGCAAAGTAACGTATATAAATTTTGAGGGGAAAGAGGTTAATGAAAATTTTTCTATGAAAAAAGTAAATTCCACTCCTTCTTCAAAAGAACATATTCTTATAGGGAAATTATATCGCTATTTGGCTGCTGGATATGGTGATTGTATTATGAAATTTGATACATTCAATACTGCCACGCTATCTACAGATGAGTATAGACCTAAAGTTCAAAATTGGTATTACGTTTATTTAGATTCCAATATTTATTTTCAAAGGTTTTCCCCTGCTGGGTCTACTTTAAACTCTTTTTATGCAAATTGCGGAAGTGGAGATGTTAACATTTATAGAATAAATGTTTCTTCAAATGGATTGATTGAGAGTTTTGATGTTTTGAAATAAAGTCATTGGTTGTTCTATATCATCAAGTCAAGCGGAGTTTCTCCGCTTTTCTTGTTTTGTGGCATATCGTTCAATTCTATTAAAACTTATATGGCATTATTTTTCTTCTCTTTCATTTGTTTTGATTACATTTGCCTAAAAATAATGTTATGTATCATATTTGGTTTGATGAAAGTGATAAAGAAGGCGAGTTTTATTCAAATTTCTATGGCGGAATTTTGATAAAATCGGAACACGTAGAGAAAGTTCTATATATGATGCGTACGTTTGTCTCTGAAAACGGGATAAACGAAGAAATCAAATGGCAAAAAGTAAATGCTTTTACTTTTGAGAAATACCTCAAGGTTGTTGATTTTATTTTCTTCCTATTGAAAAATGATTTAATAAAGATTAGAATATTCTTTCGTAATAATCAATTTATTGCCGTTAATTTAGACAAAGAACATAAGCGAAAAGAATATTCCATGCTTTATTATCAATTTATAAAACATGCTTTCGGGTTGAAATACTCAAATAAAACTGGGAAAAATATTTATTTAAAAATTATGCTTGATGATATTCCTTTGAAAGGAGACGATAAAGCTGAATTTTTAAATTTTATATATAGGCTAAATTCTGATGAAGGATTTCAAAAAGCTAAGATTAAAATTAGAATGAGAGATATTGGAGAGGTGAACTCGAAAGAGCAATTACCACTTCAAATGATGGATTTAATTTTAGGAGCCATTTGTTTCAGATTAAACAATAAGCATAAGATAAAAGATTTAGATACAAATAGAAGAGGCAAGCGTACAATATTGAAAGAAAAGCTGTATAAGCATATAGTAAATCAAATAAGAGAATTAAAGCCAGGGTTTAATATTGGAGAAAGCACTGGAATTAGTGCTATGGACGATAGATGGAATTATCCATATTCTCATTGGAGTTTTAAACCATACTCTTATACCAGAGATTATTCTAAGGCTAAAAATAAAAAAGATAGCCCGTTGAAACCTACCAAGTGAGCTACGCAAACACGTAGCCTTTCAGTTTGCAAGGGACTATCTTTTCTGCTACAAAGAAAGTCTTTTTGGGGGATAATAGCAAATATTGAGGTGATTTATTATAAAATAATAACTAAATTAATAATTAACCTTATTCCTTCGTTATACCGATTATGGTAATAATTGCCACAATATTATAAATATGAGAAAGCATGGGAAAAAGGCATCCAAGCACTACGCAGACCGAACATCGTCAGAGAAAGAAATAGGTAGCATCGCTAAAATCTTTTTCGTAAGAAACTCAATTAAGTAGGAATAAGCTTCGTCACTATCACTGGTTAAGTTTATTCCTGCTTTTTCCAATGTAAAGTTGGCGATGTGAAATATCTCGTGCGCTAATATTGACAACCCTTTTATATCTTTCGGCAAATTTGGCATATACAAAATCATTTGTCCGCCAGGCAATAAAAAACTTTTTCCCTTTTCTTCTCCACTAATCATAGAAACGATTTCGGAAGACTTCTCGCACCCGAATATCTTTGATAGTCTTGCCTTCAAGTGCTTTTTTCTCCAAAATGAACCATTACATCCCGGTCATAAATGTCTATGCTTATTATCTTATTCATAACGAATATGATGTTTGTGCTTTATATATAATAATGCAAATATAACTAAAAATAATCAAGATACTGTTCTTCAGAGTATGAATTATAATTAATCGGATTTGTTAAAAAGCTGATTTATCGGATATTTATTTGTTTATTTGTTTGTTATTTCGTTCGTTCTTTCTATATTTGTGCATTAATATAATACAAATGGGTAATTGGAGTGAAAGGCAAGAAGTAAAGAAAGAAGGCAAGGAAAAGGATAAGGTAAGACGTGAAAAACTTGCAGGATATTTCTTTGATTTATCTAAACTAATATTTGCGGCACTTGTTTTAGGAGGTATAACTCCTTTGTTTACCAATGTGACAAACGGAATAAACTGGAGTACTATTACATTAGGAACTATATCTACATATATGTTTGCTAACTTTGCTAATAGGATTTTAAAATGAATATAATATGGATACGCTAACGGCAATATTTTTAATAACGGCTATTGTGAGTGTTACATTAGTTGTTTGGTCTCACACCAAATCGGGCAAGAAGTGGCTTGCAAGCTTGTAAGCAGAAGGATAAAAAAGGGAACAGATAAATTCAATATCAAAACAATATGGGGAGTGTAATGGAAAGCAAGAAAGCAAAGTGCTCTTCAAAGTATCCACATCGTATAAAGTCTAAAGGCGATAGACTGGGATGGACGTTGAGAAGCGCAGTCAAGCACTCTTCCTTGCGTGAAATTATTGGAGAGGGAAGAATCGTTAGTAACTCTTGCTGTTTCATTTCAGTCAATACAAAAAGAATTATGCAATAGAGCCAGACATTAAGCCTGGCTTTTTCTTTGCATGACATCCCCATCGGCTTCCACAATACAATCTTCTCCATGAATGTAAACATATACCGATGCTATATCCTTTTGGATAACATTTACTTTTGCCCGGTCGTACACGTTAATGAATACCTTGCAATACTGTGAACAGTCAATGGTTACTTCGCTGTCATGGCGCACGTAAATATCACATACAGAAAAGCCATCAAATAGGAGAGTACCTTTACAATTTCCGCTCAGAACGGCTATGTGCTTCATGTTCCTTGCTTGCACATCCTCATCGACAAAGATATTGTTTCTGTGAAGGATGTCCTTGTCGAAGTGCTCCTTTATGAAAGTGTTGGTAGGGTATCCTTTTTTTATACAGAAATCAATCCCGTGCAAATACTTGTCAATCAATCCTTGTTGGTCAGGTTCTCCCCATTGTTCCGTCCATTGCGTACATAGCCCTAATGATACGGCTTGGGTGAGCAATGTTCTGCTTAAATCTTTTTCGTTCATAACGCATTATATTTTTAATATTAACGGATGTAAAATCCCTTATCTTTCGTCAGCTTAGCCGAATGTATTTCATTCCTTAGCTCGGAAACCTCATTTAGAATTGCTTCATTGCTATTGGCTGTTCTAAGTGTATTATTAGCTATCGCTCTTAATTGCGTTAGTTGTTGCTCTGCAAGAATGTTGTACTTTGGAAAAATTTCATTTCCTAATTTTTCAAGAAGAGCACGTTTTACGCTTACGTCCTGGCGAATGCCGTTCAGGTATGAACCCAATAGATTTGCCGTATCTTCTGTGATACCTTGTATTCCTTTTGACAGTCCGGAAGACGAAGAAACGCCTTTCCAATCCATCGCTTCTTTTAAAGCATCTCTTTCCGCTAATGCTTGGTTTACTATATTATTCCATTTGTTTTGAAGGTCAGCTTGTTCTTGTTTGTCAATTCCACCACCACTCTCCATTGCCTTGGCGAACATCTCATACCACTCTTGTATTAACTTGTTATACTTTTTAGCCATAAGGCTTTCTACAATGGCATTTTGCATCATCTTTTCAAAATTGTTCGCAAAATCTTCCGCATCGGACTCCATATCAAGAAGTGCGTTCTTAAAGTCATTTCTTATGTTGTCAAAAGATGTATTGGTGAGTTTCTCATTATAAGCGTTTTCGAGTTCTTCAAGCTGCTTATAATAAGTGATGTATTCATCCATGTATTGAGCGGCATTCCTATACCCATCATCAGCAAGGCTTTTTATTTTTGAATACAAAGCCGTATCCTCCTCTGCCAGCTTAGCCATTTGCTTGCTTGATAATTGGAAGAACTGACCTGCATTACTCACAGATTTTCCTACAATATCACTGACCCTCTTCCATTCTGATGCAGACATGTTTTCATCTATTTTCTTATTGGTAGAGTGCGAGCCGCCTATACCCAAAAATCCATTATTATATGCTGCTGCGCTACGCTGCATAGCTTCCAATGTGTTAGCTTGCTGTTTTAAGATGTTTTCTCTTTGCACTTCGTATATATCAGAAGCGTCAGTAACAGAAGCCTTATCCATCTTTTCAGAAAGATTATCCAGTGCATTTTTTAAATCCTCATTAGATTGTGTAAGATATTCTATGTCACGTTCAAGGTTCTCGTCGCTATCACCACCGAAATCAATTCCGAGTAGTCCAGGAATAGAAAATTTTTCAAAAATATCTACCCAGACATTAGCTATGCTCTTAAATATATTCCCCACAAATCCATCAATTCCTTGTTTATCTATCGCATCAAGTAGGGAAAATACGGCACCTATAATTCCGCCTATCTTGTTTCCTGCTTCTGTAAATATATCAATGAAACCAGACGCAAGACTGCCTATTTGCGATAACGACATTTCAGACGAACTTCCAAGCTGGGTAATAGCGTCAGACAGCGTTATTAAATTTTGCTTAGTCTTATCAGTGCTCTTTGTTACATTAACTTGCGCATTCTGAACGCCTTGTGCAGCAATGTTTCTCTTTTTTAATGCTTCTTCCTGCTCTGCTTTAGTTCCCGTTTGCAGGGATTTATTATATTCCTCTTGTGCTTCATTCAGTTTTTCTTGCGCAGCACGAAGCTCATCCAATTGTTCCGGTAAATTACCAAGCAAGCCACCCTTGTCGATGATAGCGCTTTGGATATTGTTCAAAGCTTCATCAACTACCTTTTTTTGGTCAACGGCCATGTTTTTATACTCATTCGAGTTCTTGAATGCCTGTAACTGCTGCCTAACCTGTTCAAGTACCTTTTTAGAAACCCTGTCTAAATCCCCGAATATAAGTTCCCAGTTTATTTCTTGTTTGAATTGCTCAAATTCGATTGATGCAATATCCTCGTTTGCTTTCTTTTTCCTTTGTGCTATAAGTCTGTCGGTCTCTTCTTCGCCTAATTGACCTCTTTGGCTTTCAATATCAGCTAAGTCCTTTTGAAGATTACGTTCAATATCCTTTATCTTTTGGGCATAATCTTTATAATTGCTTAGCATTTGTGATAGATTATCAACACTTTCAGCTCTTATCTTTTCATTTTCTGATTTGATAGTCTGATACAGTTTTAAGATTTCATTATCACCAAATTTGCTTTTTACAGCTTCTTCATCCATTCCCAAAACATCGAAAGCAGATAAATTACTGCCATTCTTCTTTAACGCTTCGGACAGTTGACTTTGGAAATCATCAATTATGCTTTTGAATGAGACCTCTCCGCCGAAAGCAATATTCATGGAAAGAGATTTGTTGCCGGAAGCATTGAATAGCTTCTTATATAAATCCCACTTTTCTCCGGTTTGGGAAATGTACTTCTCTATCTCCTTTAAGGCATCATCAACTTCTTTCTTCGCACTTTCAATTTCCGCCTTGTCAATCTTGACACCAAGAGAAATGTATAAATCTTCCTGCTTCTCTTTGCTCCGGTCTAACTGCCCTTGAATGTATTTGTAAGCCTTGCTTGGGTCTTTTAAGTCCAAATTGACCCCGTTCTTATCAAAGATAGGGGCAAATTCAGAAATGCCCTTCACCCTTTGGGATGCGACTTCTTCTCCTTCTATCTTTCTCCATTTCTCATAGCTGGAAACGGCTTTGTCTATGAGGTCGGTACGGGCTTTCCATTGTTCGGCAATAGGGTCTTTTTCGCCTCCGGATGATTTGCCTAATACCCCAAGAGTGTCCATGATTTTTTTTGAGACATCGAATACCTTTTGGGCATTACGAACGGTTTCTTCGGAATAAGGATTTCCTTTCTTAAAGCCTTTTAGTGTTTTATCTGCATTTTCTCTTTCCTCTTTTACTCGCTTGGCGTATTCTTCATAGGCTTCATCATCTTTAGGAATAAGACTATTCATGTCACCAGCAATTTCTTTGGCTGTAGTAAACCATGCTGATTTAATGTTTTTATCTATATCGTCAGTGACAGATAGAATAGTCGTAAAATCTTCTTTTGCTTCTTTTACGATGGAGCGGGCAATATCTAATTGATTTTTCGCTTCTCGCAGCATTTTAGTGTCCATGATATGCCCGTCACTTGCTACCGAATAAAGTTCTGCATCTTTAACCCCTCTTTCTGCATCAATTAGTCCTTGGTAAGCTTTTTCTAAATTTATTCTTGCAGTTTCTCTTGCAGTAGTTCTTGCTGCTCTATTAGACATATTTAATAGCTCGATTTGCCCTTTTAGCAAAGCTTGTTCATAAGACATGCTCTTAAAAATAGAAGGATATATCCCTTGAAGCTTTTCGTAAGCCATTCGTCTCGCATCCACTGCTTTGGATGTATCAAACATTGTGGATATATAGCTGTTAGCTTTATTTTTGGCTTCTGATATTTTTTCGTTTTGTTCTTGGACTTGAACATTAAATTCACGTATTGTTTCTGCGGCACTTTTAGTCTTTTCTCTTAAAGTGAAATATAGTCCAGCCAATGCACCGACAGCAGTAATTGCTATCATCCAAGGATTGGCTTTCATTGCTGCATTTAGCGCCCATTGAGCTACAGCTTGTGCTCTTGTAACAGCAGTCAATCCTTGTCGTGCTCGGGTTAAATTGGTTATGAAAGTAATTGTTCTCATTGCAGTTTCAGCTTTATGAGCAGCATTTACAGCTATTACAGCAGTTTTGTAAAATCCATAAGCCCCTACAAGGGAGCCAAGGATAGCTGCAACAGCTTCCCAATGATTCATTAAATCAGTAAGCAACTCCAAGCTATCTGAAAGTACACCGCTATTGCCTTCCGCAATGTCAGCCATCATAACATCCCATGCGTCCTGCAAGTTGCTCCATTTGCCAGCAAGGCTTTCTGCAAGGGCTTCCTGCATGTTGTAGAATTTGCCGCCTTCATCGGTTAGTTCCCAAAGGACATCTTTCACCATGCCGAAGCTGACCTCTTTCCGGCTGATTTTATCGAATACGTCTCCGGCGGAAGTTACCACTCCCGTAAGCTTAGTAAACCGTTTTGCCAATTCATCGACCAATGGGATACCCGCCTCGGTAAACTGCCTCAATTCCTGCCCACGGAGAAAAGCTGCACTGCGCACCTGCCCGTACGCCAATATGATACGTCCCATATCGACACCCACACCTGCGGAAATGTCGGCAAGTCGTTTGGTCGTATCGTAAAGCTCTTCATACGGAATGCTGTATGCGGACAATTGTTTGGCGTATGAAGCCAGTTCTTTAAACTGAAACGGAGAGACAACCGCCAAATCCTTAATGCGGTTGAATATGGTTTCCGCCTTCATACTATCTCCAAGAATGGAGGTAAGGGCAATGCGTTGTTTCTGAAACTCTCCGCCAATGGTATATAATCCCCTTACAAAACGCTCTAAAGTGTATATGGAATACACATTGGCGATTTGGTTTTTCAGCTCCCCGGCTATCCTTGATTGAGACGACATGGCTGTGTTTTCCCTTTTCATTGCGGCATTGTGTGTGCCGGAAGCTCTTGCAGCCTGCATCCGAGCATTGGTGAGTCTTTGTTCGGCGAGCGCTGCCCTTTCTGCCATTTTTGCCTGAATATCAAGAATGCGTTGCTGTCTTACATCGCTCGCTGTTGTGTTATATTTATATCCAGCTTTTTGTAATGCCTGTTTGACGGCATCACTGACTTTAGCCTTATCTACGACTATGTTTATTTTGTATTTTTTCTTATTTACAGCACTGGATATACTATCTCTAAGAGAAGCATCGTCTATTTTCAGTTTTGCTTTAACTTCGGAGGAAATGTTAATTTTATTGACCCCTACATTGACTTTGAATATCTTACTTTTAAGTGCATTATCTATCGACTCTCTAATAATTTGTCTGTCTACCTTAACTCCCAATTTAGTGTTAAGTTTGACTTGCTTTTCAACGAGTTTCTTTTTTATCTGTTCATAATCCTGCTCCGTGCAGTCTTTCAAGTGAACGCTGAAATTGAGTGAACCTAAGTCTGCCATGTTAATTATTGTTTTGCGCCTTTTTTGATAGCGTTAATGCCGTTTACCATAAAATCATTGAGGGAAATTCTTTGTCCTTTCATTTCCCGCTCTTTTCTCTTTTCTTCCCACTTCCTTTTTAAATCTTCCATTTCTTTGGCTGTGTGCTCCTTTTGTCCGGTATTATTATCATTATCATATACCACAATCGGAGCATCGCACATAAAAAGTTCATATTGGGCGCATGTCAATACCCAATCCATATACCAATTAGGGATGTTAATCATTCCCCAAAGAAGAATTAACGGTCGTGTCAGCTCTGGGTGTTTTTCTCCGTTTGCAAATGCTGCTCCTGCCGAAGTTCTTGAAGGATACGTTCTGCTTCCTTTCTCGTCATCGTCATTATCGTGTCTCTCATTCCGGTCAGTAATGTGAAAGCATTCAAGTATTCCAGTCTCTGAAATTCCACTTTTTTTTTACCAATGAAAAGTATTCCGTACAATTCGTCATCTGTGTATTTTTTCCATAGCATACGCCAGTATATCCAATGGAAAAGTCTTATCTTCCACCAATTATTCAGAATAATGAGAGAGGCACACCTGGCAGTAACTTCATCCTCACTTTTGCAGGAATGTAAGACATGGGTTAATTTTCGTATTGTTCCACGGTGCAGCCATTTTATACCGAACTTTTTTCCTCTTATCGTAATATAATCTATGCTGTTCTCCAGTACATCGTCAAGCGTTTTCTGCTCTGCTGTGGTAGGTTGGTTTATTGTTTTATCGTTCATGCTGTGTTATTGTGATGTGTGAAAAAGGAGAAGGCGGCGGCAATAACGCACACCGCCATATTTTTAAATCAAAGAACCGTCCTGGGTAACTTCCACCGCACTGAACTCATTGGCGGTGAATACGCTGACTGTAGCAGTTCTTTTTGCTCCGCTATTCTCGTCGACTTTGACCGTCACCACTTTCCCGCTAACCGAGGTTTTGCACCATGTTTCCGTTGATGAAGCAGAGACAGAGCTTTCCTTGGTTGTTGCGGTAATGGTTTTCCCTGTATTATCTGCCGCGCTGGTAAAAGACAGGGAAGCTGGAGCTACGGTCAGTCGGCTTTTTTTGTCAAGAAAGCGATATTATCTTCGGAAGAGGAGTCGGACGAAGCGCCATCTTCAAGTTCAATAGTTCCGCTGAGCGCAAAAGCGAATGGGGTAGTGGACGCATTCTCAAACAAGGGGCGTGCGTATACGGCCATTCTTTTTACAAGCAGACATTTTTCTCCGTCGTCACTTATAAGCGCAAATCCTACGTTCAGCTTCTTGCTGTTTAGCACAGTAGAGAATCCCTTGAATTGCTGGTTGTTGATAGTCGCTTGCGCTATTTCAGTGGTTTTCCCAAGAAAATATTCTACCAATTCCTTGCTTACACTTGGAACGGTAGCAGCGAAAGTAATATCTCCTGCTGTACTGGTAACAGCCCAATCCGCTTGCAGACCGTGTACCTTTGTACGGTTTAATGTCGGTTCTGCTTGGGACAAGGAAAGGGTATCTACAGTAACGGGCAAATCAAAATCCGGAGTTACCGTAGCAAAATTTGCAATGCCACCCTTTACTAACATAATGGATGAAAGACCGCTAAATACATCTTTCAATTCCTGCTTTGTTTTCATTGCCATAATAAATAGTTTTAATCGTTTTATTTTATGTTTACTTTATCACAAGGTCAGCCCTTATCAATGTTGCGCTGAACCCTAATCCGTCATTTCCTTTCAAGGTCAATTTGGGGTTTGAGGCACTTATGAAATTGTCGCTGATGGGGAATAGGGAAAGAAAATCTCCTACAATAGTGTCCATTTGTTCCAAATCTTCCGCACCTCCCTTTTTCTGTCTGACATACACTTCAATGGTGCAATAGGTACGGATATTCCCAAATCCGCTGCCATAGGTCATGGAAGACAACAAGCCGGGCAATGACACCACAATGAAATTATCCATTTGCTTAGGCACAGCAGCGGGACGGTCATTTGTGAACACATTCTCACTTACCGTCTTTGCTGCGTCAAACAATGATTTAAGCGCGTCTTTGTATTTAAAATCCTGTTCGTACCCCATATCATTTCATTGGTTTAAAGGTCATTTTAGCAATGCTTTCCGCGTAATCAAATGTATCTGACAATACATTTAACCCCTTCTTTGACTCCAAGTAGTTAGAATATTCCGTACCTGTACACATCACTAATCCTATGCCGTCACTTGGAGTTTTATATGCTTTGAGGAAATTTACAGAAGTGGTTAAACCGTACTCCCCGTTGGTGTCAACCAAGTTGTATTTTTTTATGGGAATAAACTTACCACTTTCGTAACTTTGGACCATTATCACGCCAATACCGTCTCCTCTGCCAAGCTTGGGGCGGGTGGGATTTTTTAATCCTTGTGTCACAACGGCGGTAATTATACGAGACAATCCACCTCTATAATAAATTCCAACAGCTAATGAAGTTAGAGTATTTCCGGTTACATTATGGTACTTGGCTGATACTACTCCGTCTTGCAGAAGTCTGATTCCGATTTCTGTTATTCTATCCAGCAAATATTTATCAATGATATTTCTCATCTTTTTTTTGCCTTCTTCCAAGACTTTAGCATTATCTTCCATACCTTACCCCTTAGCCTGATTAAAATATAACGTTGTCCCCATTGTTGTAGGATAGCAATCAGTTATTATACATCCTTCAAAAGGTGCTCCAAAGTCGGCAAAATCCACAATATCACCTGAAACAACCCCCTTCACGAGTCCGGGAATATCTACGGCATAATCTACTTTTATGACGTTGTCTTTCGTGGATGTTCTTGGAGAAGTCCTTCCATACTTGTTGCATTTCCCTACATACAATACGGTCTCGTTTCCTTCGTCAAAAGATGTCTCTCCGGAAATGCGATACACTTTGCATGTATGCGGAAAACGTGGATTATTTACTTTCATAGCGGATACCTTTTATTCATGTTCATACCCAAGTTGACAATTCTGACAGATGATTTACGGACGTTCTCTCCATACAATGCGTATATGTCATTTGCCATTTGCCGAAGGTTACGTTTGTCATAGGCAGAGCTTTGTGTACCACCCTCCTTGTGCTTCCATACACCGTTGGCATCCTCTACGCTTCCAGTTACGCTCGGTGTACTTGCGCACCACATATAAAGGTCTGCCCGGCACAAGTCTTTCTGGCGTTTTTCCAACGTGCTGACATCCGTCCCCGGTGCAATTCCCCTGTCAATCAGTATGGTGGAAATAGCACTGTCCGTAACTTCAAAACCGACACAACCACGGAGATATTCCTCTATGGTAGTGCCAGTATTTGTATTTTGAGAATCTTTCATGGTTATTTACCTTTAATGTTCAAGTAGTAGAACCAGCGAACCTTATTAGGAACAACCAATCCGGTCACTTCTGATTTGATTACCTGCGTCATGGTTTCATCATTGAATACCTGACGTATCAGAGTGCGGCCGCCGTCATACAATGCCGTACGGGCACCCGGTGTTTCCATGAAAATAGGACGTCCACATTGTACATCACCCAGGTCTTCATTTGGAACATATGCCAATACCCCCTCTTCAAAGCTTTGCAAATTCTTGTATTGTATAGCTTTGGAAGATTTGTCATATTTCTCCACTACGGATATTGAATCGACAATTCTGATTTCAGCACCGATACGCGTTTCAATGAAAGTTTTGATTGTTTCATCGGGGACAAGATTAGCAAATGCCAACTGCATGCCTTTATCGGAAATATCCGGGCGTGTCGCAACTGTGTACATTTGGCGGAAATACGGAAGGTTAATCAAATCCTCAAAGGTCGTCTTGGAGCATTCCCAGTGACCAGCAGGGGCAAAATCCTTTTCTTGGGAATCGCGTCTTACCTGCCTCATGACTTTTATCGGGTCTATTGTAGTACCCAAAGCTTCTTCCTGCACCGCTTCGCTTTCCGGCTTCTTATACCAGATAGAATCCTTGATATTCTTTTTAGGCACGCCGAAATCTATAGTCAATGCAATACCAAGCGGGTTGTTAGCTGCGTCAATGATTAGCTTACCTTTGTTGGATACAACTTGATTTCGCTGGTATAGGAATGTATTGTAGTTACCACCAAGTAAGCTGTCCACTCCATTAAACAGAAGCTCCATTATTGTAGACTCAATTTCCGGAGTGGTACTGCCGATGGCATCCATCAGCATCATTTTTTCTCTTAGGATTTTGCGGCTCAGTACAATCTCATGCTTGAAGGTTGGCAATCCACCCATTTGCAGGGACATTCCGTCTGTAGATTTGGTTGCACCATCACTGTCAATATCCACATAGGTAGCCAGCGTGTATGCACGGACTGTTGCTTCTATCTGCTCATATGTGGGATTCAGAGGAATATTAGGATTTAACGGGAAACCCATTTGGGAGAACGTTTGTTCCGCATTGTATTTTTCGGCAAACATGTCATTAATCCATGCTTCCAGCGGTTTATTCCCAGTATATCCCAATGCTGCAAGACCTTTCCCTACAATGTCGTAAAATTCTTTGTTTCTTGTGTACATATTATTCTCCTTTCTTTATTCGTCAGATTCACGCACAAATTCAATCATAGGCAGCTGTGCTTCTACCGATTTGGGAATGCCACCACCGAACACCCTGTCTGCGTAAATTCTGCCTGCGCGTACAACTGCGCATGTTGCAAGGATACAGCCTTCAGGGATACATACGTCTTCAAATACAAGGCCGTTGACATCGGTTAGCTTTCCGCTGGCGGGAACTCCTTTGACAGTTTCCTCAATATCTCCCGTTACTCCGGTATCTCCTGGAATAAACATGTACGCGTAAAGTTGGGCAGCGGTTTTTTGCGTGAAAGTCACAGTAGCCCCACTGCGTTTTACATCCCATTCTGCAAAAGAAGATTTTGCTCCTTCGATTTTGGTAGCTACCAGTTCTGGGGTACTTTCTGATGCGCTTGTTACGGCAACCGAATAGCTTTTCCCGCCTAACACAATAGACAAATCCCCGTTTCCGGATGCCTTTTTAGTGATAGTAAGCGTCACTACTGCCTTTACACCAGTCACTCCATCTGCTGTAATTACCTCTACCTGTTTGCCTGCTCCATTGAATTTTACCATTGTGCCGGCATGTATAATATCACCAGACTTTAATCCCATTCCGGCGACATCAATCATACCACCACCCTGATATAATTCTCTTACTCTTGACCAAACAGGAAAATTTCCGCCAAATCCCGACCGGGATTGACTGATAGTGTTGAAAGTTCCTAATTGTCTCATTCTTTGTCTGTTTTAATGTGTTTATTGTTTTCGAGGAAGTTTCCCTTGCGCTCTTAGCCGGTCTTTGAATGCTTCACGGCGGCTTTTTGCCTGTTCTTCTCCGGTTTCTGCATATTGGTTGATACTTGGGGAAGCGCCATTTCCGAAAATCGCCTTGTATCTTTTTTCATAATTGCGTTTGGCGCAACTGACAATTTCTTCCACTTCCATATCTTTGGTGATTTTCACGTCTGATATGGCGATATTCAGGATTTCATCGTTACAGATATTTTTGCCCCCGTTTTCAATTTGAGATTTCAACAAGTCCATAGACTGGACTTTTAAGTCATTGATTGACGCGGCGTTTTTCTCCACCTCTCTCTCTTCCTTCAAAAGCAAAATCTCATTTTCCATTTCCTTTAGCTTGTCGGCAAGGACGTTATCTCCTGCTCCTTCTCCTGAGTCAGGAGAACTCTGTTGAGGTTTGTAGTTTTTCTTAAAACTCTCAACTTGTGTTGCGACATCGTGATTGTACTGCCCTTGCATTCCTTGAAGAAAAGATGTCGCCTTGCTATAATAAGCGTCATCAGGCTCCACCCCTTCTGCTACCGGATTCAATTCTATGTACTTCATTAATGTCTGTGACGAAAGACTGGTTTGTCCTAATCTGGTCGTCAGTTCGGATAAGATTTGTTCTTTCTCCATCGTGTTTATTTAGTTTGTGTTATAAAAAAAAAGAGCCTATCAGTGCTTTGTGCACTAATAAGCTCTTAGGCTTGCATATGTAAAATTGCTATTCTTCTATTCTGACGCTGATAAAATTACGACATCTTCGGCATACAGTCCTAAACAATACGCTACCGTGTATTATTTTTACATCGGTCAACTTTTGCCCGCACACCGGACATGTTACAAAATTCCCTTTTTCGCTGGTCTGTTTTTCATCCAGCTTAGCGTCTATCTTTATCATATCACATGATTTAGTATTGCAAATATATAGTATATTTTCTAAAATACAATGCTTTATATGTATTTTTATATGAGAAATATTAGAAAATTTATAATAAATCGTATATTTGCATTATATATAACTCATAGAGCTGTGATTCAAGCCGGAGTGTGCGGATTTATACTGCATACGCCGGCTTATTTTTTTTTATGGAACACGACAAGATTGTATATACGAAAAAGGGGGAGGGTGTATTCAGTTATGAATACATAGACAGGTTGCGTAATTTGAAAAATGATTTCAATGTTATAGCTCAATCCGGCGGGCAGGAGAACTCATTAGCTTCCGATGCCGACATTGTTATTATGGGAGGGAATCGTGGCGGTTCAAAAACATTTACTTTATTAATGGAATCCTTGCCAGACATTAAAAATCCACGTTTTAATGCCGTTCTTCTGCGTAACGAGAAAGATGACCTTAGAGATATGATTAACACGTCGTATCTTATTTACTCCCAATTTGGAACTTATAACCGTTCTATATCGGATATGACTTGGAATTTTGGAGAAAACGCTGGAAAACTGTGGTTTTCTTATTTTGCTGATAATTTTGAGGATTTCAAGAAGCGCTTTCAAGGTAAACAGTTCTGTTATATCGGTATAGACGAAATAACCCATTGTTCTTATGACAAGTTTAAATACCTTATCACTTGCAACCGTAACGCTTATGGTATTAAAAACCGTTTTTGGGGTACTTGTAATCCGGACCCGGATAGCTGGGTGCGCGTTTTTATAGATTGGTGGATAGGAGAGGATGGGAATCCTATACCAGAACGCGATGGAAAGAAAAGATATTGTTTTATGGATGGAGATTCTCCCAATAATATATTTTGGGGAGACACGCCAGAAGAGGTATATGAACAATGTAAATCCATCATAGACCCTCTTTGGAATGATGCTTACAAAAAATTGGGATTTAATAAGAAAACAATGTTTGTCAAGTCAGTCGTCTTTATACGGGCACGTTTGGAGGATAATATCAAATTGATTGAGGCTGACTCAAATTATGCGGCTAATCTTGCCCAGCAGGATGAAGAATCCCGCGCTCGCGACCTCGAAGGAAATTGGAATTTTAAAGCGGCTGGAGACGATATTCTTAAAATCGAACACATGGAGCGGTTCTTCAACAACTCCGCCCAATATGGAGATAATAAGCGAAGGGTATCATGTGATATTGCATATGAAGGTGGAGATAATCTTGTCTTGTGGCTTTGGATTGGGAACCATATAGAGGACGTATATGTAAGTCGGGATAACTCCAAGCGGACGGAAGAGTGCGTCGCATATAAGTTGCGTGAATGGGGAGTCCTGGAGAAAGACTTTGTTTTTGACTTGAATGGACCTGGACAGGATTTTAAGGGCAAATTCCCAGACGCGGTCAAGTTTAATAATATGGCAGCTCCTATCCCAACGACAAAAGCTGACGAACAATCTATAAAATATATCTATTCTTCCCTGAAATCACAATGCGCTGATATTCTCGTTAAGAAGATTAAGAATGATGAAATTTCGATTAACCCCGATTTGTTGTCGCGTAAGTTTTCAGGAAACGGATATTCAGATATGACACTTTATAATATCCTGATGAAAGAACGCAAAGCCATCCGGGATGCAGACACAGATAAAGGCTTCTCTTTAATTAAAAAGGAAGTGATGAAAAAGTACGTTGGCCATTCTCCCGACTTTATAGAGGCTATGATTTACAGACAGATTTTTGATATAAGAAAACAACACACTAAACCAAAAGGATTATGGAGAATATAAGTACACGACAGATTATGGTACGCCGTCCGTTTCGGAGAATATTGCCAAATGGATACAAACAAGCAGTAGGGGTTATATCTGGCAGCTTGTCCGTTAATGAGCCTTTAGACAATCCGACATATCAGATAATAACTCAAATGGATTTTTTGAGGGAATTTGAGCCGTCCGGACATGCTATAAATGACCCATTGGTATATCCGGACAGATTAAGACAAGACCCTGAAACAAAAGAGTGGTTTAGAGAGTCCGTTATCAGATGTGCTTTTGCGTTTCAGAGGATTATAACAATCAAACACCTGGTTCATCTTTGTGGAAACGACATTCAATTTGAGCTGGAAGGGGATACCGAAAATGAAAAAGTAAAGGATACATTTTTTAAGTTTCGAACCGGATGGGCTGTAAAGGACATGGAGATAGCATGGTATGAAGCGGCAAAATCCGTAAAGATAACGGGGGACACAGCATTTGTAGGTTATCTCCGAAAAGGAATTTTCTATTGGAAAGTCCTTTCTTTTGAGAAAGGAGATACGTTATATCCCCATTTCGATAATGTTACAGGGGAGCTTACATTGTTTGCCCGTTCCTATTCCGATTTTGACAATAATGGAAATACAGTTACAGACTGGCTTGAAGTTTGGGATGAGAAATATCTCCGTCGCTTTAGAAAAGGGAAAGGGGCGTACAACAAAATAAAGCAAGTGATAAAGAACTTGTTTGGATTAAGCGGATACGAACTCATATCTTCTCAGGAACATGGCTTTACATTTATCCCTGTGGCTTATCACAGAAATGAAGCCGGCGCTTGTTGGTCTCCTTCACAAGACAGCATAGAGCAATACGAACTTGCTTTCTCGCAATTGTCACAAAACAATACAGCTTACGCCTTCCCGATTATGTATTTCAAAGGAGAGGGAGATAGTATTAATATAGAGGGAGGGATTGATGGCACTATAAAGTGTATATCAATGGGACCGGATGATGAAGCCGGTTATCTTAACAAGCAAGATGTTTCCACTGCCTTTACCAAGCAGCTTGATACTTTATACAAGTTAATTTATGAGCAGTCTTTTGCGGTAATTCCACCGGAAGTAAGAAGCGGAGACCTTCCAGGTGTAGCCATAAAGCTGCTTTATTCTCCTGCTTTTGAAAATGCCATGAAGGATGCCCAAGAATATAACCATCTCATTGACGATATGGTAAAGATATTCACTTATGGCTATGGGGTGGAAACCGAAAATCTTATTGACTTGCAAAATTTGAATGTATATGCCTGGATAAAGCCGTATATACATCTGAATGAATCTGAACTTCTGCAAAATCTTGCAGTTGCTGTTCAAAACGGGTTCTTGTCCCGGCAGACCGCAAATGAGCAAATTCAGATGTACAGCAATCCTCGCGACTGGGATAGGATTATGAAAGAAAAGAAGGAAGAACAGCAGGCTGACATTCTTTATGAATTGAAATCCCAGCAAATATTCGCCACAGATAATGGAGTTGAACATAATCCGGCAGGAGATGACAAGCAATGAAGCAACCTACAAAAAAACAGATACAGGATGCCAAGGATTTCATAAAATTACGTTTGCAGGCTGAAATATCTATGCAAAGTCATTTGGAGGAGCTTCTTGTACAAGCGGCAAAAGAGATTATAGATATATCATTCAAGTATGATATTCAGCCTGCAATGTTCCGGTTCTCTGCAAATGAGAACTTAAAGCGGGACGTAAGCGAAGTACTCCGTAAGTTGCGTGAGTTAATTTACGATTACACGGAAACTCTTTCTGTATATGACAGAAAGGAGGAAAGAGATGCCATTGTCGCTTTTATAAACAGGGAAGACCACGGAAAGACATTATCAGAGCGTATTAGCATTTATTGCAACCGATTTCAGTATGAAGTGGAAGCTGCCATTGCAGCCGGTCTGATAGCCGGAATCGGAAAAGATAAAATAAAGGATAGCGTAAGGTCTTATCTTAATTCACCTTATACCAATCCTTATTTTAAACGGGCGGTCTATAATGGCGGGGCTGCTGCCACACGTATTAAAACAGATGGTGTGAGTTATGGGGTAGGGAAGTCTAATTCCGCTTACAACTCGTTAAATACCCTTACCCGCTTCGCCGTAGGTTCTGCATGGATGTTGTTTTGGGGGCTTGAACATAAGGATAAAGGATATACGGGCTTTTATTCGTACCGTGGGAGCAGTTACCCATGCTCTTATTGCGACAGCATGGTTGGCTATCATCCCATATCCGACTATCAGAACCAGTGGCATATAAGATGCTGCTGCTATTTTGTGTTTGTATAATTAAAAATCATATAATATGTTGAGAGGGAAGGAAGAAAAAATAACATTCAGTAAAGGATTGGGTTCTGAATGCAGAAAAGCGGGAATCAGTATAAAAGAGAAGGCTTTTGCCGACCTTTTAGCGTTAGGATGGAAAGACAAGGATGCCTATCTTATTTCCGGTCTTTACAATCCGGTATATAACCTGGAGATAAACAAGAAGAACATGAATATCCTTTTGTCCGACGATAAAGACTTCATGGACTATTTGACCTCTGCAAGCAGAAAGATTAAACGCAGGCAAAAAGAGAGCGAGAAAGAGGATGATATATTGGTAGATGGTATTAGTGAGGAAGATATTGCTTCCGAGCTATCAAAAGAAAACCAGCTTCGTAAACTTATCGCTGCCCGCAAGAAATATGACGGGAAAGAGGGATGCAAGGAATGGATAGACCTCACCAAAATGATAGCAGACATTACGCAAATCAAAAAGGACGAAATAAAGGAAGAGGACACCACAGTGCATTTCTATCTGCCACTTTCATGCAATAATTGCTCCTTGTATCTTGCCGCTAAAAAGAAAGCCGGGAAGTGATACCCGGCTTAAGAAGTGTATTTCTGTTATACCAATTCGTGTAAGTATTTACTGCCGCATTTTGCGATAAAATATGTTCTTCCCGAACTCATTTCCCATAGCTAAATTCTTATTCCCAAAGAAACTGCAAACATCGGGGATTTTTTACCTGTCTCCGCATCGACTGTTTCATACTCCTTGATGGAAGAATCTATATGAATTCCGCCATACTGATATGAGAAGGACAAAAGCATTGATTCTATTTTCCTTTCCAGCTCCTCTTTGTCTTTTCTTATCTGATAGCAAAAGTCTCTTTCATTTATCTGCTTACCTTTATCTAACGGTAGTACTGAAGCTATATCGGAGGGATAGTAATATTTTCCGTTTTCTCCTAAATATCTAACATTGTATCCGTTCTTGTCACATAACGCATCCTCTATCGCTTTCAATTTTCCCCCATTTTTAAGAGTTATTAGTATTGGCTCATTCATGATTATCCTCCATTTCCTTTTTCATCTCATACATCTGCCTTTCCTCCTCAATAATCTTAGCGTCTTCTTCGTCAGATAGAGGTTTAGCATCCGCACGGTCAAGGGCACTCCCTATTGCCTTTAATACATCCACCTGTAACTCCACATCAATGCAATTGGCAACATATTGGGCATTACGCACTATAAGCATTGGCAGGTTATCTACCTTGTCTTCCAATGGAGTATTATTCAGCATCATAAACATCACACTTCCTGCCCCATATTCAACAGAGAAGTCCCCGCTTACGGTTGATACCTTAATAAAAGGCAAACCGCCTTTCTTGTACTTGACAAAAGTCATGTTCCCGATTTGTGTCTTTCCGAAATCCATAATCCTTATTTTTTTATTTTGTTGTTGTAAAACATATATTCTTCCCCTTTGTGTTGTATGAGTTCCATGCCGAACCTGTCACATATCAACGCCATACGGCTGCTCGGATTGGGGACGACAATGTCACATCCCTTTTCCTTTAAGGCATTGAGCAGATGTAAAAAGTTGCTTCTTCTTTCTTCCCGGCTTATTATTAAAGAAACTAATATGGCATTGCCACGTTTCCATAAATAGCCTGAAAACTTGTCCGAAGTAAAACCTATTTCCTTTGCAAAATCGCAGTCAGGCGGAATACAACCTCTTTCAATCTCTTTTTTTGTGATATGTAGCATCGTATCATTCTTCATATTTAATCCTCATTCAGAAAATCTTCGTCCGAATATTCCCAACCTTCAAACAGATTGGTCTTCGCCTCTTCCGCAATATTGGGCACGTGTCTCATAAAGTTATTCACAATATCCTCGTTGCCACACCACAGCGTATAGACATTGCTGTATCCCTTATCTGCACGTTTTTCCCGTACGTATCCGAGCGAAAGCATGTCAATCCCCAACTTCCTTTGAGACACCGGGATGACCCCGTTCTTTTTACAAAACCGTTCATAGTTCTTGTATATATCCGAGGATGTCAGCTCTATGGAACCGCTCCCTTCAAATTCTTCCGGTTGGCACTCTTTGTATTTGAAATATTCCGAAATACTCCCGTCCACGAGTTTCCCATCCTTTCCTGTAGCGCTCGACCGTATCCGTTCCAGTTTCAAATCAATCTTCCCGCCCAAGTTCTCAGGCATCCGCCAATTGTTCTTTTTAAGTTCGCACAGCCCTTTCACAATCCAAGCCATTATACCGGCATGTTCCGCTTTCATTCTTTCTGCGAGCATGGTGTCTCTCTTTTCCACCGGTATTGTCTTGTCAAAGTTCAGCACCAGGGCGCGGCGCTGCATACTCTCGTCGTCAGGGTCGTCACGGTTCAGAAAATCTTTCGGCTGCCAACGGTAGTTGGAGTTGCACAGCATAATAGGAGGTCTCTGCATCATTGTGATATTCCCACCTATTCCCCGACAGGCAATCGGCTCTCCACTGGATATTGCCTTGATGATGCTCATGTCCTTGAAATCACCCCGGTTGCTTTCCGTGCAGTACATAAGCCTTTTCCTTGACATCGAGTAGGCGGCACGCAGCTGCTCATCCCCACCTCTTGCAAACTGGCTCATCTTTATGTTTAGTATTTCATCCTCTCCAAACATATCCTTTAGAACCCGGTAAATAACACTTTTACCGTTCGCACCAGTACCTTGCAATATAAGGAAATATTCAAAGCTTATATTTTTCCTATTGACAAGGCAAGCACCGAGGAACATCTGCAATATCCTGCGCTTGTGCTTTTCCGGCAATACGCCATCCAGCTCTTCCGTAGGTATCCAGCTTTCTCCAAGAAAGCTTCTCCAGGTAGGACAATTAAAAATCTCCTTGCGGTCATACTTAAACGGATACATCTTTACGCAGTCAAACTTCGGAGAGTGTGGGTAAGTCTTTAAAGTATTCATGTCAACCACGCAATTAGTAAAGCACATAATGCTAAGGTCGGGTTGCAGCTCATGGTCTCTAATGACATTGATTATCCGGTTCATGTAAGAATACATAATCTTATTAGTTCGGTCACGGGCGGCAACACCCATTTTCTCAAGCCACCTGTCTACGGCATCATAGAGCACATTGTAGTCCATGTACTCGTATATCTTTCCTGTAAAAACATACAGCGGAACACGGTAATCGGCAATGTCTTTCGTTACAACACCATACCCCTCCCGGAACAATCCTTCAAGACGCCTGCCGTATCTGTCTGTACGTTCCGGATTGCTTGTAACCAAAGATATATCCCTGAATGTAGAGGCGTATTCGTCGCAATGTTGCGACAGCAGACCGAGCACATAATCCTTTAATTCCCTTCTATTCATTGTAAGTCGCTCATTTTGTGTTTAAAAGAACATAACGCATGCTCCTATAGGCGCATTTTATGAAAATAACCTTTTTTCTTTTATCTGTAAAGGCTAAATACATATATCTATGTTCTTTATCTTCATTATGCAAATATACAACTATCTGATTATAAAACAAGTAAATTTTCTAATTAATATGCGTTAAAACATAGAAAATTACCCGATAATCATCCATATAGTGCAAAAATGTAAAAATACAATGGTTGACTTGTTGTAAAATATCATTACAAATTGGTGGAAAATGGAGAAAATAAAAAATTTTTAGGCGAGGTGACTACGCCGATTTCCTTACAAAAATAAAGGGGCGGGGGTGGCTCTTTGCAGGGTGTTTGCAATGTATTTTGTTGTATAATAGTGGTTTGTGGTTTACATTATACATATAATATAAAGTTTGTGTTTATTTACATTGCTATTGCTCTAAAGCCCTGGGAATAAAGTAAAGGCTATCACGGCGCAGCCAAAGACACCCAATACCGTCAATAAATAAAATCAATATCACATGTATGTATTATAGATAATATCTATTAATCATTGTGCTTTGTTAGCGTCCTATGCTTATTCACGTTGTCTATATATTACATTATTAATATAGATTATTTCTATTGCATTTAAAGTGTTTATTATGCTTGTTGTGGTATTATATATTTACATATTCTTATGGCTGTGTTTTATGTTGTAAGTGTTTTATATATAGTGTATTATGTTGTATCTGTTGTATGTTTTATAATATGATTATTTTATGAAAATATTTTGCAATATTCTTTGCTGTTTACTAAATAATTCGTATCTTTGTAATGTAAGAAAGAGATAGATATAAGGTTCTTGTTCTTACAGGCGTGTTATTAAGTGTTGGAATAAAAAAGAGAGCCTTAACACTGCAATGTTAAGACCCTCAAAGGTAGGAAGTACGAAAGTACCCCCCGTATCTGGAGCAAAGGTACTTTCTTATTTCTTTCCCTGCAAATATTCTTCAAATTAATTTCGTTGGCTTATTATAATGATGCAGTATGCAGGCAGTGTATACAGGCGGTTATCAGGCTATTAATCACGCTATAAGGTTGAATTTTAACAATTTAAATTATAACATTATGAGAAAAGGGAACTTACCTACACAGGAATACGAATTAATTAACGTGTGTATGCAAACAGTAGAAAATGGCACTCCATTAACGTGTGATGATTGTGGACGTACAATATTTAATATTGCTACGATAAAAGGGAAAAGCGATGGAAATACGTACAATGTAGGGCTATCATGCGTTAAGAAGTTACTAAATAAGTCTATCTACTTCGATTTAGAAACCGGGTGGGAATTTGAACGACAAGAAAATGAATGGAAGCAAGCAATGAATAATTTAAAGTGGCTTAAAAAGCATTCAGAAAAAGACTTGTACAAATTTTCCTTGTACAAATACGATAACGGTAAAGAATTTTGCATTAACCTAACTTTCAAGAAAGATTTTGGAGGATATAAAAAAGGATGGTCTGGAGGATATACGGCTGCCATGGCATTGGATAAGCTTCCTTTGTTCTCGGAATTTATCAAAGCGTGAAACGTACAAGCGTTGCACCCGGTGCAAGTTCCGGGACACGCACAAATTAATAACATAAAAACTTATCATCATGAAAGCAATGAATTTCTACACCGCAAGCGGTTGGGCTGGTTCGAACTATGACAGCAAGTTAAGTACAAAGGAAATCGCCGCAAAGGTTAGGGCTTTTGCAAAGAAGAATTTCCCGGAATTTAAATTCTCTGTACGTTCCGAATGGAGTATGTACACGGATTCAATGTATGTTGAGCTGAAAGAAGGCACTTGCATTCCTTTCGTTGAAGGTTCAAGAAGTGCAGAACGTGGCTATATGTCCACGATGAACACCGTAAAGGGATGGGAAGATGAGTTAACGCCGGAAATGTTCAAAGTGTTGAACGCTGTTACGACTTACGCAAGCTCTTTCCGTTACGATGATAGCGACGGTATGCAAGACTATTTCGATACTAATTTTTATTTAAAGATAAAAGTAAGTGATGAATATAAGGTTGTAGAACCGAAAGCAAAGAAAAGCAGTGTTAAGGCTGAAAAGGTTGAGGAAGCCAAAGAAGTGGAAGCCGTGACGGTTGAAGGTCTGGAAATCGTGGACTATTCAGAAAAGGCGGTTGCTGTGTTTGGCGATACGAAGGCTATAAAAGAGCACTTAAAGGAACTGGGCGGACGGTTTAACCCTTCTTTAAATTATAACGGAGAAAAGCGCGCCGGCTGGATATTTAGCAAGAAGCAAGCGGACAAGGTGAAAGGATTGGTAGAGGCTATAAAATTGTCGGAACCTGTTTCAAATACCAATATATCACAAAAGAAACGCGGAAAGAGTTTGCAGGATATAATAGACCAAACACGCCGTTTAAATAGTTATGCTGGCCGCAATTGGTATTGGAGTTTTAAACGGGAAAAACTTATAAATAAGATATATTCGGATTATATTACTAATATTCAGAAATTAGGCGCATTTTCGTATCCTGAAAAGAAATTTACAAAAGAAGAGTATACCGGTATAACTCCTACTGAAATTCCAGGTATTGTCGAAGTCGGGCAAAAAGAAGTTGCAATAAAGGAAGGCGATTTAATAGCATTCAAGACTAACAGCTTTCAAGATTCAGAGGTTTATAAAGGGAGTGTTGAATATAAAGAGCAATTAGGGTTTGTGGTTTTCGTGGATGGTGTGCAATATGAACTAAGAAAGGCGATAGATATTAGAAGGTTGCAGGATAAAACGGAACATCAGGAAAACGAAACGTACCCACTTGAAAATATCAGCTTCACTGAAACGGACAACCTTAACGGCGTATGTTATTACGACATCGAAGGCGCGGGAGCTATAACCAGCGCGAAAGTACGTGCGGATATACAGCCGGGCGATGTTTTCAACGTGTACACAGCAAAGGAGCGCAAATATGGCGTAACTTATGACGGTGTAAGCCTGGAAAGTAGTTTAAATAAAGATTTACCCGGTATAATTGAAACGAATAACAAGATAGAGGCGGGAACGTTGAGCGCTTCAAGTTTTTACAAGCCGATCCTTGAGAATGTGGAGTTCTACGAAAAGAAAGCAAATGACAAACGATACATAACGAGAAACAACCCAAAAGGCGGTTATTATCATGTTATAGACACTTTGGATAATTGCCCGGTAGGATTCTTCCGAACAAAAGAAGAAGCCGAAAAAGAGGTGGAAATACTTAACGGGGCTACGGATGGTAACGGACGTTTAAAAAGTGTCGTATAATGTTCGGCGTTATGTTGCTGTTATTCGGTGCCGTGTTGTTTATCAGCGGTACCGATATAGAGAGAATCAAGGAATTTATAAACGATGAATCAGATAAATTTTAAGGATATGGATACTACAGTAATAAACGATACAAAACGGATTATTTCACAAATGAATACGGGCAACGAATGCGATTATATGGAGGCGGGATATTTGTATTACGGAATGGGATTGTACGGGTATTCCAACGATGTGATAAAATCCGGGTGCGAATACACAAAAGGCAAAAATGATTTGTTTTCTCATCTGGTGCCTACAATTGAAAACGTATCGAAATTCATTGCTTACATACACAAGGAGCTAGGAATACTATAATTATAATTACTCCGGCGTGGAGAACAACAAGCGGAGCGACACCGCCGCCGGGAACTATTATAAACTGATAAAATAAAACAATCATGCAAACAATTATAGTAACAGTAAACCAGCAGGGCGAAAAAACAGCCCTGCAAATAGATGACAAGGTAATAGCAACCATAGCAAAGGATAGTTTCAATAAAGGGCGTTATTGCGGCTCTTTCGGAGCTTTCGGTTGTTGCAATAACAGCCGTTACCCTGATGCTGTGGAATTTATATCGGGGTGCATAGAAAATCACTTTGCCGGTTTTGGTTTGAATGTGGTATTTGAATAAATTTATAGCCAAAACGAATTTAATATAAGGAGGAAATAATATGTATTTAGGTTTTATTCTTTGGGCAATTGTTCTGGTAGTAATACTATGGAACATCAACCCAGCGCTGGTTATTACGTCAGCTTTAATAGGAATCGCTATGGCGATAGGAAAAACAAAAGACAATAAATCAGGTGAATAATATGGAGACTTTAAAGGAAGTGTTTTTGAAGAAATACCCGCAATACGGAAAGGTGTTGCGGGTGTATGAAGAGGTTAACGAAGTGGAATGTACATTCGACAGCATAACAAAACCGAGGTTGTACAACTTTGTTCAGGCTCTTAATGAAAGGGTGGCCACCAATAGCGCTAAAACCTATTGCGCTATGCTTAAATCAATTCTTAACCTGTACAGCGATATGTATTCTTTTCCAAAAGGTTTTGAGGCTATATTGACCTTAAAAAAGGACGCTACGCAAAGTACGTGGCTAACGGATGACGAGATAAAAACGTTATTGGCGTATAATCCTATTAATGAAACGGAGCGCGCTGTAAAAAATTGTTTTTTGCTCGGTTGCCTTACAGGCGCCAGACATTCGGATTATATAGAATTTACAGAGGACAACATAGTAGACGGAAGGCTGATATATGTTTCACGGAAAACCAAGATTAAAGCGGAGATACCGGCGGCTCCTGCTGTGCTCCGGATATTGAAAGAAAACCGGGAATACGGCATCAATGAACGAAAGGTTTCGGATGTGACCTTTAATGACACGATAAGAAGCATATGCCGGCGATGTGGGATAAGCAAGCGTATAAAGCTGTACCAGGCGGGCGAATATATAACCGGTGAAAAGTGGGAATTTATTTCCTCGCATTCCGCCCGGAAGTCTTGCGCAACCAACTTATATTTAAGAGGTGCGGACTTGTATTCTATCAGCCGGATGTTAGGGCATTCCAGTGTAACGATGACTGAAACGTATATATGCTGCGGGTTGCGTGAATTATCAGATAAAATAATGGGATATTTCAACGGGTTTAAATAATATGCTTTAAAACATGCTGTATAAGATGAATTAAAGAAGGATAAACGGTATTTTTGCAAACAATTAAAAACAAGGTTATGAAAACTTACGATGTATATTTCAATGACTCCAATGATTCTAATAACAAGGGTTTTAACGAATCATTCGAGTACTGCAAAAATTATATAGAAGCCTATAATGGTACCAATGAATCATATTTCGGGGATTATAAGGGAGGAATCGTCTCAATCGTGTGTAATGAAACCGGAGAAGAGGTTTACTCAGAGGATATAAGATAGAATGGCACAAGAAAGTAAATACGCATACGACGAAGATAATGTAAAGGCTATTGTTCATTGGGCTTTAACGGCTCAATTACCTGCTCAAATAGAGTTGAGCGAGTCGGAGAATATATTGGATGTCAAGAAATACGTACAGGCGAATATACACGATATAAACCAGCATTTCCCCGACCCGTTTTATAACCCGTCAATTGACAGGCTGTACAGATTAAAAGAGTTTATTGAAAGGCAAGAATGATGTTATAACCCAGTGGGTCTTTTCACTTGTTTTGGGTTGAATTTAACCCACTGGGTTGTTTGGGTTATAACTTGCTATCCATCTTTTCAAATTCTTCCTGCACGGACTTGTTTAGCACCTTCGCGTATATCTGGGTTGTCTTTATATCTGTATGTCCCATCATTTTGGCAAGGTTTTCGATTGATACGCCCATATTCAGAGCCATTACCGCAAAACTGTGTCTTGCCATGTGGGAATGAAGGCTTTGCTTTATCCTTGCAATTTCCTGAACGACTTTCAACCTTAAATTATATTGGTAATTGCTTATTATCGGTAGCTTGAAGTCGTATTTTCTCAATATTTCCATTGCGGGTTTTAGGAGCATAAGAAAGTATTCTTCTTCTGTTTTTATTCTAATATCTCTAATAAAAAATTTGCTTCCTTTTTTGATTACTCCGCAGAAATCGAATTTGGACAAATCTGCATAAGACAGACCGGTGAAGCATTGGAAGACGAATAAGTCTCTAACCTTACTAATGCTTTCTGATGTTATTTCTAAGTTCTGTATTTGCTTTATTTGGTCTATGGTAAGGTATTTTATTCCTTCGCTTTTTCCGCGGTCAAATTTGAGCCTATTATATGGGTTGTCTTTTAACAACTCATATTTAATAGCTTCATTTATATATCTTTTCAAGCGTTTATGATAGCCATGAACGGTTGTCTGTTTATTATATTTCTTATGTAGGAAATCGTCATAATACATTATGTTGGCCGTTGTTATGTCGGAAAAATAAACGATTCTACCAAATTCTTCTAGAGAGTTAATTAATGTGGCATGGGTATTTAAAGTCCCCTTTCTTAAATCTGTTCTTTCGCTTACCCGGCGCTTTATGAAGTCAAGAAAACTCTCTTTCTGCTGTGAATACTTTAGGAAATGCTCCAGCTTTTCAAAGTTAAAGGGCTCCTTATTCTTTATAAGGGAGTTGATAAATTCGTTTATATTCTGTATCTGTGCATCGAGTCTTTCGTTCAGATCTATGGACTGAACTGTATTCTTGACTTTGTTTTTTTCACTCCATTGGTCGGAATATAGCCTAACGCCTGTACTAATCCATTTCCTTTTCCGTTCAAATAATATTTCTATCTGAACGGTTCCTTTTGTTGTCTTGCTTGCTGTGTGTTTCCGGTCAAACACAAATCTTACTGTTGGGTACTTCATAATTTAAAAGATTTGGTATCACACAAGGGTATCACATTTGTTGCACATTTCATGAAATACAATGAAATATAGTGAACTAAAATGAAACAAATATAGAACCGCGTTTGTTCGTATAAATCATTGATAATTACATAATATGCTGATAATAAGAAAAAAGGGGTTACATTTCTGTAATCCCTTGCTGTGATTCGCTTGGGGCTCGAACCCAAGACCCCAACATTAAAAGTGTTGTCTCTCAAGGCATTTAAAAGCCTTCGCCTGCGGCTCGACTTTCAAAT